ATAATCTGTAGTGCTAAACGACATAATATTAACTGCTGTTGTGGTCGTGGCAGTTTGATCTGTATCGTCTTGAACTGCCAAATAAGGGTAATATGCTGCCGCAGATGTATCGTCTGTAGGCATTAGCAAAATGACAGAATCTATGCCAATACGAGCATCCGTAATTGTTGTAGTTGCTGCACCGCCTGTTGCTAATGTTACAGAGCCGGTATTGTTGGTTTTGCCATCCATAATGCCATTAACGATTTCAGCGACTGCTCGCTGATCTCCACCAAAAGGAGGTAATCGTCTAAACATTATCTAGTCCCTAAACCATTTAATTCAATATCTGCCCCAACAACTGAAGTCCAACTGCCTGTAGGTGTTAATTGTAGACGATGATAGCGACCTACGCTACGGATACTTACTCTGTTTTCAGCATCGGCAGCCGTTTGAGTTCCAAAGGATATAGCTTCATTTAGCAGTCTACGGGACTCAATTGCCACGCTTGCAGAGCCATTATCTACTATTGGTTTTACGATTGTGATAGCTGATGTTGCGCCAGGCACTTCGACATCTCCAGTTTCTAGGTATGCTGTTGCATTAGCCCCTGTAAATGTAACGATCTTAGCCCCATTAACACCGGCTAATTGCAGTTTGCCGCCAAGCCATAAACGACTGTCAAATGAAGTCAAAATAGTGTCTAAATTGCCGTAAACATCCATGCCTTCTAAGGTTACTGCTGGAGTAGATGTGCTTGCAATGCGATCAACAGTAGTTGTTCCGCTAGTCCATCTTTGGGTTTTAAAGTTGTAGATTAACAAGCTATCTACAGTTGCCGAGTTATTGGAGGCATAAGCCCAGATAATCAGTTTCTTGGCTGGATCTACTGCTGCTGACATAAGATACAAAGTACCTTCGTCTACATTATCAAAAAAGAAACGATTTACCTTTTCATCTCCAATGGGGACTACATTTTGCCCATCACAAGCGTAAAACCCGTCATCCGCTAAGAAAAAGCTAGTCCCACCATACTGAATAAGGGAGTTTTGCTCATAGCATCCTAAGTTACGGCTAATATTGTCAAATTGGAACACCAATGGGCTTCCAACATACGACATACGGTGAATGGCTCTGTCCATAAAGACTAGGCCAAACTCACCTCCGGTAACACCAACAATTGTGCCACCATCTGGAATATCTTGAAAATCAGCTTGGGTTGTTGCACTAGCAGTCCAGCTAGATTCATCCCCTAAAGCAGACCATTGCACTCGATTAGGGTAATCTGTTTGAACATTGCCAGACACTACAAAATCACGAACTACCGTTACATATTTGGATGCTGGAGCATCTGCGGCTAAGTCTGCAAATAATGATGAACTATTTACATTAAATCCTTGTAACTTATTTGTTCCGTTAGCAGCAATGACAACATTGCCAAATTGCGTAAATCTCCATCGATCTTCCGTTGAAGTGGTGTAATTTCCAGATTTTGATACATTGTCTAAAGATAAGTCAGCACTATCTAGTTTGAATAATTTGGTACTACCACCAGCAAACAGTAAAGTAGCTCCAATTGTTGTTTTGGCTGCAACTACATTGTTTAGGTTTTCTGAGGCTGCCGCAGAGTAATCTACTACTGTAGGCAGAGGCCCGTATCCAACTAGCTTTGCATAGACATTTTCTGCCCTTTGCAGGCCATTAGTTAATCCTAGCTGGTCGGGAGTCCACTCACCGAAGGTTAATCGACTTATTGCCATTGTGTTGTTCCAGTTGTGTTATCTGTCCAAGTGCTGCTATTGATACTAACATCTGTCCAAGTATTGCTTGCGGCTGATATATCAGTCCAATTACTACTTGTTATTGAATCTAAACTCCATGTATCAGAAGTTGGTGTATCTAATGTCCATTCTTCGCCAATAATGTAGCCTTTGCCGACTATAAGCGCTAGGCCGTTTAGTGCGCCATTACCTTGAAATCTTGCATTACCAAGTGCAGAAACAGAGGCTAATGCTGTAATTGATATACTAGCGCCTGCTGTATAGTTTCCAGTTCCGCTACTTGTTGCTGTTCCGTTTATAGATGATGTAGCTAAACGCTGTCTAATTCCACCACCAGTTACAGAAGCATCAGCAGATATAGAGCTTTCTGCTAAACGCTGTCGTATTCCTGCGCCAGTCGTTGTTGCACTTGCACTAATTGCACCGGTACTAAATGTTATCTTTGTTGCAAATCCAAATATTGTCGCTGTTCCAACAATAGATCCATTAGCCTCAGTAGCTAATACATCTCCTACGCAGTAATCGTATTCCCAATAACCATATAGGACATATTGATCTTGGTAGGCCATTATTAGCCCTCTACGCTAGTATGTTCAATAACAGATTCTTGGTCAGGATTGCTTACATACGGTTCAAGTTTCCATACCTGTTTCCAAGCACCATCTACCATTTGTGGTTCGCACTCTACGGCTACCATTCCTGATTCTTTAGGGGCTGGGGTAGGAATAACCAATAAGATATTGTTTTGTGTAAGTGCTTCAACATTAACTGTGTCAGGAATACTGCCATCGCTATTTAATAAAAATTGTTTCATGCGTAGTCCTTAGAAGAATGTGATGACCATAACGCTTCCATCACCCCCGTTACCACCAGCACCTGAGTTGTAAGCATTTTGACAAGCACCGCCCCCGCCACCACCAGCAGAATTTCCACCGTTACCGCCATTACCGCCATTGGCTGTTAATTGAGATGCGCCACCACCACCACCACTTCCACCTATGTAGTAATTAGTTGAATTAGAACCAGCAACTCCGTTTGGTGAACCTGATGTACCACCAGCACCCCCACCACCAGTTGTTGCTGTTGAAGTTGATTTAATTCCTGCACCGCCTTCACCGCCTGTGCCACCATCCCTAGCTAGTGGTGTTGCTACAAGTATGCCGCCACCTGATGCACCGCCACCACCTGATTTACCGCCTCTCGTTGCAGCAGAGCCACCCGAACCCCTAATAGCACTAGCCCCCGCCCCCGATAAGACAGTAGTACTTATAATAATAGAAACAAAATTAACGTTATTACCAGCAGTACTACCACCACCTGATGTTCCAGTACCACCGCCTACATTACCAATTCCTCCTCTAGCTACACACCAAGTGCCAAAAGAAGAATTACCTCCATTCGTACCATCAATGCCAATCCCTGCTACTGTTTGAGATGCACCACCTGTACCGCCAGTACCAGTTGTAACTGTTTCTGTGCTTCCTAATAAAACGGCAGGAATCATTAGTTCAGACCAACCGCCTGTTCCACCACCACCACCACCTGCAATAGCAGCATTTACTGGTACAGCTATTTGCTTATATCCCGAACCACCGCCACCACCTGCACCTTGGCAGACAATGTAAACCAACTTAGCACCTGCTGGCTTAGTCCATGTAGATGTTCCAGCCGTTGTAAATTCTTGAATGTTAGCGGTAGAGATACCACCGCCACCTCCTGCGGTAGCCCAAATCGGAGTATTGCCTGTGCCTTGTGAAGTTAAGACTTGACCACTTGTGCCTTCTGAACCATCAAAGCTAGTTGTACCTGTTACAGATAAATCAGTAACGCTTGCAGAAGTAATTGTTAGCGCAGCAACAGTATTGCCAGACTGAATTTTGTCTGTATTTAGATTGGTAAAGTTAGCATCTACCTCTACATGAGTTAAAGGAGATCCCTTACCTGATCTGGTAACAATAGTGGACATGGTTTAGCCTTACGCTAATGTTACGGAAACAGCAGCAGATGCAAACTTGAATACATCGCCAGACTCTATTACTTTGCTTGATGTTAATGCGCCATGATATAAAAGATTGCCAGTAGTTAAGGCATCTAAGATTCCAAAATGGGTAATTGTTCCCCAGTTTCCTGTAGCCTGGTCAAACTCTACTGCGCTAGAGTTGGTAGATACACCGTTAGATGGCGCACCAAAAGCCATAGATTTACGAGCATACGATCCACCACTTACTTCTGTGCCTGATCCGGCATCCGTAGGATCGCTAGTAAACAGGCCAACATAAACTGTAGCTGGGGATGTATAAGTGGTATTGCGTAGAGTAGCGTTAATTAATGCGTTCTCTAGGTAGTTTGACATTGCGGCCATATTGATTCCTTATCGTGAAGTAATACGCATTTGTAATGGGATACCAGAATATTCTGAATTTTGGTCGGAATCTTCTATGTTTTTAATTGCTCTGTCGTACAAGGTTGCCCATGTTTGCGACCTTGCATCGTTAATTAGATACGGCTCTGCTTCTATTAACGACCCATAAAGGAGAGCGTCAGGATAGTTAGCAAGAAACACATTTGAGCTATTAGCTCCTGATAATACGGGAGGTTGTGCATAGTAGAGAATCTCCAAAACATACGCTGTGTCAGGCTGCGGAGCAAACTGAAACTCAGATGCTAATACGGTATAAAAAACAGGCAAGCCAGACTCATCTGCCCTAGCATCTCTTGTGAAGGCGCTAGGTGACAGATAAGTTACTGGCATACGAGGATTGCCCTGTGTATACAAGTTTCTGACTTCCAAAAAGTCTGTAGGCAATGAAAGCCTTTCATCTCCAGCAACCATGTTAGCGGTTGCTGATTTCAGCATCTTACGAGTGCGAATATCACGAGCCAAACGGAGTTCTGCAAAACGAATAAAGTCAGGGATTACCGCAGACAAATCGCTTCGCCCTAAGTAACTAGCAACAGAAGCCTGCAAATCCGTGTAGTTTGTGTACGCCATTATGTTTTCTCTATGTTTGCCCAGCTATAACTATATTGACCTATGTGCTTTATCCCCATAGATAAGTCATGGTCTACCCAAGTATCAATCCCTGCGTCTTTTGCTTTTATACAGAAGTATATGTCCTCGCCCAATAACTTGTTATTAGGCAACTGCTCAAAGTAAAAGTACGGTTCTTCTAGTTTTTTAAATACACTTGCTTTAATCATCATTACACCGCAGCCAATACCGTCAGCTTTGCTTATGCCTTTCATCCCATTAGAGTAAATCGGCAACCAGGTGCAACTGCCATCTTCGTTTATGGTCAAATTCTTGGCTGTAGGCATTACTGGCTCTGTACGAGTCGTAGCATTTACCCCAATAATCTCTTTATTGTGTTTTAGCAAGTGCATGATCGTATCTTTTGGAAAACGCATATCTGCATCTATAAACACAATGTAATCGCACTTAGCTGCCAATGATGTTTTGACTAACTGATTGCGCTGGTCAAATATCAATGTGCCTGCTGCTGTGTAAATGTCTATGTCGTGCTTAGTCGTTTTAACCATGTAGCCAATCATTGCGGCTAAGTCAAACGCTGTTGCTACCTCCATCTGCCCTCTGGCAGGGATACATACGGCTATTCTCATACTATCCCCCCACGAGTACGGAATACTCTGTTCTCAGGGTCATTTAGCCACTTCTTTAAGCCTTTAGGATCGATGATGTAATAGCCACGCATCAAGCCTTTTGTGTTTAGATCGTTGATGATCTCGGTAGGCAATGTAGCAATATGATTCTTAGCATCTATAGGGTTATCGCCCCAGCCCTTGCCGGTACTGTTCTCTGCATACTTGGCTTTTGTATATTCTACAAAGTCGGTCATTTCGGTTACGGACTGAATAATTAGGCCGCCTTCACCGTCATCGTGCGCTATGCGAGTAACGCCATTTTGAACATCAATTATCTTTTTCAAATCCTAATCCACCTATCAGGTATTAGGTCGGTAGTATCTAAACCATTGGTAAACCAATTTCTAGGACTAACTACAGTATTACCATTGGCAAGCCAAGCTCCCCACCAACCGAAAGAGCTATTAGCTATTATATGGTTTTTGAAGGAGGAAAGTAGAGATAAATCTTGAATGGCTGTATTACATGGCATTACATAATCTGCCCACTCTAGGTTCTCCGTACACCAAGCTGGGTCATCTGAGAACACAACTGTTGTGTGTCCTGGGAATATCTCCAGCGCATCTCGGTAATACTCATCGCCAAGGTTATGAAACACCTCTGGCAACAATAAGTAATCGCCTCGCCTTACTGTGACGGCCACCATATCATCTGGCAGATCTGTCTTTGGCAGAGCAAACTCTTGCCTAATTTGGTCGGCTATGTCCTCAAAATACTTCTCAGACTGCCAATATCCCACCATCATTCCTGATTCGGTAATGTCTTGGTATCTAAAGCCTTTTTCCTCTATCAGCTTTCCCTGTTCGTTTGTAACAGTAGCGGATATAGGGAAAACCCCTAGTTCGTATTGCCTATTCTTGTTTACTTCGTAGAAACTGTTGTTTAGAAACAACGGTTCTTGTAGTCGTTTGGATACAGCTAATCCAGCAGCATACTGGAAAAGTTGATTGCCTAAACCACCTTGAATGTATGTAATCATAAAATGAGGGGCAGTTACCCACCCCCCATTCTACTTACTAATTACCGATCTATCAAGACAGATCGAAAATACCACCGTG